AGAAGCTTACGAAAGAGGAAAAGGCAAATCCGATAAAGCTATTGAGTTTGCTAAGCAGTACGACCACGATGTCGTGTGGGATAAGTATTGGACACCAGCGCTAAAGAAGCTGCTCAAGTGATTCCAGTCTTAGGCTTCTGTACCCTAAGCCGTTTTGACCTAGCCGAACGCTTGATGCTTTCGATTGACTATCCAGTAGAACACTTAGTTGTTATTGACAATTCAGGCACGCAAAACTGGATGCCACCACGAGTAGCCATGGCTAAGAATCAGTGGAACATTCAAGTACCACACGGACTTGGTTTAGTCGGCGCTTGGAACCTAATTGTCAAGACCACGCCACTTGCCCCCTACTGGGTACTTGTAAATGATGACGCTTGGTTTGAGCCAGGCGCACTAGGCAAGATTGCGGAACAAGCTGACCCAAACGCGCTTTCTTTTCCAGACATTGTGCCAGATTGGTCATGTATCGTGCTTGGAGAGCGCGTGGTAGAGAAGGTAGGGCTTTATGACGAGCGTTTTTACCCGCTTTACTTTGATGACAACGATTATGAGCGCCGAATTGACAAAAAAGGCATTGAAATTAAGCGGATTCAAGCCAAAGTTCATCACGACAATAGTTCGACTATCAAAAGTGGCCTTGAAAGCCAAAATTCGGTCAGTTTTAGGGCAAATCAGGCCCTTTTAGATACAAAAATAGCTGAAAACGACTATTCAGAAGGTCAGTGGAGCCTAAAGGTCAGGAGAAACAACTCTTGGGAGTAGTTTACACAGGCGGGACCTTTGATTTGTTTCATGCGGGACATGTGGAGTTTCTAAAACGATGCTCAGAGCTGGGAAGCGTTGTGGTCTCGCTAAACACCGATGAGTTTATAGAAGAATACAAAGGTAAGCCACCAATCATTAGCTACGCAGATCGCAGAGATGTTTTGCTTGCTTGTAGGTATGTAGATTCGGTTATACCTAACATCGGGGGTCCAGACAGCCGAATAGCTATCGAAAGCGTTATGCCTGACCTAGTTGTCATCGGTTCTGATTGGGCTAGGCGCGATTACTATACGCAGATGGCTTTTGACCAAGACTGGCTAGACGAAAGAGGGATAGGTCTTTGTTACATCCCGTACACACAAGGAATTAGCTCAACAGCCATCAAGGAGCGTATGCTGTTTAGGCGATAGACTAGACCTAGATTTAGCAAAGGAAACCAATGGCAATCACCAATGGATATGCGACCCTAGCTCAAGTAAAAGGCGCACTCCGCATCACAGACAGCGTAGATGACTCTCTACTAGAAATGGCTATCGAGTCTGCCTCAAGACTTATTGACGGCTACACCTATCGGTACTTCTACAACGCAGGAACCGCGACTAGAGACTTCGTTGCTCAGGATTCTTACCTAGCAATTATTGACGATTTGATTAGCCTTTCTGAGCTAAAGACAACTGACGAAATCGGTAGTGAGTATGTCACTTGGGGAACAGCAGATTACCAGTTACGCCCAGTAAACGGAAAGCAAGATGGACTAAATGTTCCATACACAAGCATCCTGTCTACTGATGACTTGCTGTTCAACATCCTTGGTGAGCAAGCTCTTGTCCGTGTGACTGGAGTGTGGGGCTGGTCAGCAGTTCCAATCGCTGTCACTCAGGCAACCATCATTCAGTCATCGAGAATCTACAAGCGTCTCGACTCACCTCTTGGCGTTGCAGGATTCGGTGATCTTGGAGCTATTCGTGTTGGTCGTGCGCTTGACCCAGATGTAGAGCAGCTAGTTATGCCTTATCGCATTATGAGGACCTTCGCCTAATGGCTTCTATCTCAGACATCCGCGCTGGGATTGCCGCTAACCTGGCATCCATTACAGGTCTTCGCACATCGGCAGAAATCCCTGACAACCCGAACCCACCTGTCGCTATCGTATCTTTGGATTCGGTGAATTACGACAGAGCCTACGCCAAGGGCATGGTGGACTACAGCTTTACCGTGACGGTGATTGTGGGCAGGTCAGCCGAGCGTATTGCCCAGAGGACACTAGACACTTACATCTCGACAGGGCAAAACTCTATCAAAAATGCGATAGAGTTAGACAAGAGCCTCGGTGGTGCAGCCTACGACTGTCGAGTCACTTCATTGAACTCCATTGGTTCAATTCAACTAAATGACAACACATATTTGGCAGCAGACTTCACGGTCACTGTCATAGCAAACTAGGAGAAATCGTGGCTAAATTTTACGCTCAGGATTACAAGATCACCGTTGGAACTGCTAACCTCAGCACATCCTTGGCTTCTGTAACACTTGACATCACCGCAGACGAAGTAGAAACAACTGCTTTCGGTTCGTCTTACCGTACACGCATTGGCGGACTAAAAGACGCTTCTGTATCACTTGACTTCCACCAGGACTTTGGATCAGGCGCTATTGACGCACTATTGTTCCCACTACTCGGTTCAACCGTAGCTGTAAAGATTGTTCCTACTTCTGGAACCATCACCGCTACCAATCCTGAATATTCCATGGACTGCTTGGTTACCCAATATCAGCCATTCGCAGGAGCTGTGGGAGACCTCGCTACCCTGTCAGTAACATGGCCTGTATCTGGTGCTGTCACCAGAGCAACCGCAGCAGCCTAATCCCTGCTAGGATTCAGCTATGAGACTAAACCTACAAGTACAGTACACAGCTAAGCCTGACGAGGCGAAGGATCTTGTTTGCAACCCATCAGACATGGTGAAGTTGGAAGAAAGATACAACATCTCGATAGCCAGTCTTGAAAACAACATCAAGATTACTCACTTGCTTTTCCTAGCTTGGGCAAGCGAGTCCCGCACTAAAGCAACTACTCTTTCGTTTGAGGAGTGGGTGGACACCGTAGAAAGTGTTAGCCCGTCTGAACAAAAAAAATAGTTGGGCTTGGTGACTCATCAGCTCATTGGTACATCGCCACATTAGCTGTAGAGACAGGCATCAGTCCTCGTGAGCTTATGGAGCTTGACGAACGGATGCTCTGGACCTTGGGTCGGTATCTCGTTTGGAGAGCCAGCCACCAAGCACCTAAGCGCTAAGAAGAAGCACCCTTCGGGGTGCTTCTTTTTTGTTCGGTAGACTTAGGGTAGATAGGCGGAATAGATGGCATTGAAACTTTACGGTAGCCCTACGGGCGGTGTCCGAGTACATGCCACAGACTACAAGCAAGTCATCAAGCAACTAAAGCTTATAGACCCAACTCAGGCTAAAGCGCTAAAGAGGCGCTACCGAGACATTGGTGGTCAAGCACAGAAGTCAGTTAGACAAGAAATTTCAACCATTGGCTCTAGGGGACCAATCACCGACACAAGAAGGGGCAACCGCACTAGCAACGGTATGCTCCACGGTGGTCGCACTGGTTGGGGTACTAACTACGGCTCAACTGGCGGACCTGTATCGGGTGTCAAGAGATACCCTTACCAATCAGTTCTTCTACAAACCTTAGACAGACCCAAGAAGGGTCAGACAGGTATCGTAAGGCTTAGAGTTCGGTCAGCAGCTACGGTTCTGACAGACTTGGCGCAAAAGTACAGTGGTCGCTCGCTTTCTCGCACATACAACATTCGGTTGTTCGGTGGTCCTGAAGTCAGCCGTCAGCACCGCATCACCTACAGATCAGTAGGTAGCTTTATTAGAAAACTTGGACCAGTCAAGAAAAACAGCCTCAAAGGCAAGTCTAGGAATGTTTATCCAGGTTTTGACAAGTCAATCTCAGCAGTAAAAGCCAAAGCAGAAATGGCTATCAGGGAAGCCGTAAAATTTATAGAAGTAAACATAGACAGGATTAGCAAATGAGCCAGATGTTCTTGAATGTGGTCAGCACATTCAAAGGCGAAGGAATCACCCAAGCGACTAGGCAACTAGGTGCGTTTGGCAAGCAAACCAGCTCATTTGGTTCCATTCTTGGCAAGGTCGGTGGGGCTTTAGCCTCATTTGGTGTTGCTACTAAGGCTATTCAATTCGGTAGAGAATCCATCACCTCTGCCCGTGATCTTGAAAGAAACCTTTACGCCCTAAATACGGTTTTTGATGACCTAGCCCCTGGCATGAACCAGTTTGCCAAAGATGCTGAAAATCTCGGTCTAAGTCAGTCCAAGGCCGCCAAAGCTTCTGTATTTATTGGTTCGGTTCTAAAGCAATCTGGTTTTGCCATGAGCGATGTTGCCAAGGAAACAAAAAACCTTGTAACACTTGGTACTGACCTAGCTGCCTTGTATGGCTACGATGTCCAAGAAGCTTTGCTTGGTATGACCGCACTGTTCCGCGGTGAGTATGACCCGATTGAGAAGTTCGGTGTCGCTATGAAACAAAGCGAAATTAACTCCGAGCTTGCTGCTAGAGGACAGAACAATCTTGAAGGTGCTGCTCGCCGTAATGCTGAGCAGATTATTCGGTTGGAGCTTTTGTACGAAAGAGCTGCCGATGCAATGGGAGCATTTACAGGACAAAGCGGGAGCCTTTATACCGAGCAAAAGAAACTTGGTGCGACTTTTGAGAACATGCAGGCACAGGTTGGTACTGCACTTCTTCCAGAGATTGTAGACCTAAACGAAGCATTGAGAACAATGCTTGTAGAAATAACCCCATACCTAATTCAAAGTTTTGAAAGACTTGCAGAAGTCCTAGAGGGCATTATTGGTGTTTTCAATGATGCAATGGACCCAACTACAGAACTTGGTGAAAGTTTTGCTGCTCTAAACATTCAAGCGGAATATCTGGGCAAAGCGTTTGGCGCTGAAAACTTCAAATTTGATGTATTTGAACTTGGGGCGCTAATCATTAGAAGCGTTGTAGATTTTGTACACGACCTGATGAGATCACTTGAAGATGTGGTTATTCACCTGAGAGTAGCTGGACAAGCAATACACGATTTCTTCTTTGACCGTGAAAAGTTTGACAACACAGACTACCTTGCTCTCCGCAATGAGCTAATGATTCTTTCAGATAGGGCAAAGGATCTTCGTCTTGACGCAGAAATCACAACCGAAGAAATAAAGAAAATTGGTGGTGCAATAGCAAGTGCTGACAAAGCCACGCTAGATAACCTGAGAAACACAATCTACAAAACAGGAGTAAGCGCTAAAGAAGCTGCTATTCAAATGGGAGTGCTGAACCGCGCTGCTGGCATAAAGCCTGGCGATGAAGGCGGAACAGAACCAGAACCAGATCCAGACCCAACCCCAAGCGCTACTGCCAAAAAAGAGCCAAGCATTATGCAGACTCTCAAGCAAGAAGCGACTAAGTCTCGGTTGGCTGGAAAGCTAATGGGTAAAAACTTAAGCGAGGGGCTTGCCGAGCAAATTTCAGATAAAGGACCTGCGGCAGCTAGAAAGCAGTTAGCCAAGATTGAAAAAACTGCTGGTAAGCACGCAACAAAACTGCAAAAGATTTACAACAGAACTGCTGCTGGTAAAGCTGAATTACAAAGAATCCAAGATGCGATTGACGCTAAAGATGATGAGCAAAAAAGAAAAGATGATGCACTTGCT